GTGTCGAACTCTCGGAAGGACGAATTAACGTCCAAGGGTTTTCCGAAAGCCCGACCAACCCACCACCGCATATACTCATATGAGTGGACACTAGGAATGAGGTCCCTAGCAACCACCACACGGTCATATGTGGGCGTCCAAACACGGTACTCTTCACGCTGATATCCTGAGTGCACACGAACCTCAAGGTGTTTATTCTTGGGTTCACATGCAACCATAATACCAAACAGAGAAGAATGCGTTACGTAGGGGATAGCACTGTAGACAGATGCTTTATTCTTTAAGCGTCTACTACATCCCCACGTCATCACTAGGCGACGTAGAAAGCGATACAAATTAACGTATCGTTTCCTAAATGCTTCGTTGATGAGATGGACGTGTGACACAACATGTGAAGGAGTTAGTGTACTCCTCACAGCCTTTACACGAAAGTATAAAGGCGTAATGTCGTGGCCGGTTAGGTAGTACCCTCCGCAAGATTCTCGGAAGGCCTGTCCACCAACGAAAGATTTACCCTCGTTGACGACGAATCCTAACCTAAGCAAGATGGGCTTGATGATACCTGTCAGACGTCCGTCTAAACAGATATCATCGCCGTAAACACCGAGGGGCTGGAAGTACTTCTTGTAATAACCAGGTTTTCTCCTGAAATAGGAGATTACTCTGGCTATCGCACGAGGCGTCAACCAGTCAAGAAACTCGGCATCCACGTTTTCGACTTCGTACACGTATAGGCAAGCAGCGTAGACAGCAACCGCAGTGAATGTTATACACTGCACAGGGAAGCACAACGCTGATCCCATCGGAGCAAACTTCAAGGGGGATATGGTAGTCCCATCAGGAAGAATAACCGATGTAGATCGACTAGCCCTCATAACAATCTGCCAAGAAGGTGGAAACACCTCCTTGATAAGATTAAACGAGAGAGAGTCGCTAGCAGAGCTAAGATCAAGCGTATCTATATCACAGGTTATAGACCCGGATAGAGACAAACTACGATTATAGCTTTGATCACGCAGTCTGATAAAGGTATCAAACTGCGAGTTGCCAATCAACCGCACCATTTCCCTGAGTATTCCCTGTTGGAAATACATCAGGGTGCTAGGTTCCATACATATGGACCGAGCAGTCTTAATGTTCTTT